AGCGTCGACGCCGGATACTGCTCGCCGCCCGTCTGCCTGGCGCACGACCTACCGCCGATGACCGCCGACGAGCTCGAGGACTACGAATCCGATTCCGACGTCTGCCTGTACGGCGTTCGCCTGTGGGACGACGTCGAATGAACCGCCCGCGCCTACTGGATCTGTTTTGCGGCGGCGGCGGCTGTTCGGTCGGATACGCCCGCGCCGGATTCGACGTCGTCGGCGTCGACATAGTCCGACAACACGCCTACCCGTTCGCGTTCGTCCAGGCCGACGCCCTCGCCTATCCGCTGGACGGATTCGACGCCGTCCACGCGTCGCCGCCCTGTAAACCGTTCACCGCCCTACGTCACCGCGACACGCCGCGACTGCATCTGTTCGACCCTCACCCGGACATGCTCGCGCCGACCCTCGAGCGATTCGCCGCCCTGTCGATCCCCTGGATAATCGAAAACGTTCCAGGCGCGCCGCTACCCGACGCCGTCGTTTACTGCGGATCCTCGTTCGGTCTACGCGTTCGCCGTCATCGCCTGTTCGCGTCGAACCTGACGATCGCCGCGCCGCCGTGCGATCACGACGCCCAGGGACAGCCTGTCGGCGTCTACGGAAACGGCGGCGCCTGGGACCGGACAAACAACCCAGGCGGCGGCGGGATCAAAGTCGCCGGCGCCGACGCCGCCGACGCCCTCGGCGTCGACTGGACCGACTACCAGCCGACCCTGTCCCAGATGATCCCGCCCGCGTTCACGGAACATATCGGCGCCCAGATCATCGGCGCGATCCGTGGCTGACACCGCCCAGGGACGCCTGTTCGGCCGGCCGTACAAGACACGCCGCGCCCGCGCCGGCCTGGACGCGACCGTGGAACGTCTACGCGCCGCCGGCCGCCTCGAGGACGTCGACGCCGCCTGGGTCGCGCTCGCCCGCGTGTCCGCCGATCAGCTAGACGGCGCCTGTTCCGATCCTGACGAATCCCGCTACACGCGCGGCGTCCTGATCGCCCGACACCTGGCCGTCCTGGACCGCCTGATCGCCCGACCGGATATGAACGATGCCGACGACCTCGACGCGCTGTACGCCGGCCTACGCGACGCCTCGCCGTCCTGACCGGCCGACGATCGGCGGCGACGTCGCCGCGACCGCCGCCCTACTAGGCCGCCCGATGATCCCCTGGCAACGCGACCTAGCCGACGTCGCCGGCGAACTACGCCCAGACGGAACGTTCCGATACAAGTACGTCGTCGTGATCGTCCCGCGTCGCGCCGGAAAAACGCTGGCCGTCCTCGCCTACGCCCTGACCGTCACGCGCCGCCGCCGTGGGGGAAAAGCGTTCTACGCATCGCATCGCCGCGAAACCGCGGCCGCCCTCTGGCGCGACGACTGGTCCGCCTGGCTCGAGGATTCGATCCTGTACCCGCGACACGTCCACTTACGACGATCGAACGGATCCGAGGCGATCACCTGGCGACACAATCGTTCGACGTTCCGCCTACTACCACCGAACGCGAACGCGATCCGATCGTTTTCGGCGGACGTCGCGTTCGTCGACGAGGCGCGAGAATTCACGGCCGACGCCGGCGCCGAACTCGAGGCCGCCGCGTTCCCGACCCAGGCGACCGGCCTGGGCGGACAGGCGTGGATCGTGTCGAACGCCGGTACCGCCTCGTCGACCTGGCTCGCGAAATGGCGCGACCTGGGACGCGCGTCGATCGACGATCCGGATTCGCCGATCTGCTATGTCGAATACGCCGCGCCGGACGGCGCCGACCCAGACGACCCAGCGACGCTCGAGGCCGCCCACCCTGGAATCGGATTCCATGTCCTGACCGACGCCGTGCTAGCGGACCGGACAGTCATGTCGCCCGACGCGTGGGCCTGTGAATATCTGGGGCTGTGGCCCGACGCCCTCGAGGATTCGACACTGATCGACGCCTGGACCGCCGCCGCTGTCCCGCCCGATCAGCTCGAACTCGCCGCCGGCCTAGTGTTCGGCGTCGAACTGGACGAGGACAGGGAAACGGCCGTGATCGTCGCCGCCGCCGCCGGCGCCGGCGGCCGGATAGACCTCGAACTGCTCGAGCATCGCCCGCACGGATCATGGCTGATCCCGCGCCTCGCCGAACTCGTCGACCGCTGGGCGCCCGCCGCCGTCACCTACGACGCCGGCGGACCGGCCGGCGCCCTCGCCCTCGCCCTCGCCGACCTGTCGACGTCGACTGTCGCGCTGAACACCCGCGAACACGCCGCCGCCGCCGGACACCTGTATGACCGGATCCTGGCCGGCGACGTCGCGCACGGCGCCGATCCGCTACTGGACGCCGCGATCCGCGCCGCCCGCCGTCGCCGTGTCGGCGGATCCTGGGTATTCGATCGACGACAGGACGGCGCCGGCGCCCTGATCGCCGCGACCCTCGCCGCCTGGGTCCACCGCGCCGGCGCCGGCCGCGCGCCGTCCGTCGCCTAACCGCTATTTCGTCATGACGAAATACCTGGCCGCCCTGACGTACCGGCGGCGCCCTGTTCGCGCCGTACCGACGAACGCGACGGCGCCTGTTGACACGCGCGACGCTGTCACGTCAGGATCCGAAACGTGTTCGAACGTCGCCGCCTCGCCCGATCGGCGGCCGACGCGACGAACGCCCTCGAGCGATTGATATCGGCCGCCGTCGCGTCGCGTGATACGTCCGCCTCGTTGACGCCGTTCGAACTGCCGATCGTCGTCGCGTGTCGCGATCTGATCGCGAACACTGTCGGACAGCTACCGCTGATCGCATACAAGGGGAACACGCCGCGACCGGATCAGCCGTCGATCGTGATCCGGCCGGATCCGTTCGAACCGCGCTGGCTGACTATGCATCGCCTCGTCAACAACCTGACCGGCTGGGGACACGTCTGGCTGATCCCGTCCGCCCACTACGCGAACGACTATCCGGCCGCCGTCCGTGTCGTCGACGCGTCGCGCGCGATGGGGGAAATGGATTCGTCCGGCCGCCTCGTCGCCGTCTACCACGACGGACAAAAGCTCGAGCCTGGGACCGGCGCGATCTGGGTACCGTGGCGCGTCACTCAGGCTGGGTCGCTGGGATCGGCGCCGCTGAACGAATGTTCCCGCGCCGTCGACTACCTGGCCGCCCTGTACGACATGGCAGGATCGTTCTGGGAGGCCGGATTCCCGTCGATCGCCGTCCTCGTCAAACAATCACTGAACGCGACCCAGACCCGCGAACTGAAGGATCAGGTTTTGTCCGCGTGGGCGCGTAAGCATGAACCGGCCGTGATCGACCGCGACGGACAGTTAGCGTCGATCGGATCGTCCGCCGTCGAATCCCAGCTAGTCGAATCGATCGCCGTCGCGAACACTGAGATAGCCCGGGCGTTCGGCGTCATGCCGTCCCTGGTCAACGTCGCCGCCGGCGATTCGCTGACGTACGCGACGACCGAGGCCGAATTTTCGAAATGGCTCAAGGTCGGGTTAGGTCAATACCTGACACGGATCGAAGCGGCGTTCGGCGACCTGACACCGTACGGAACCGAGGTACGTTTCGACACGTCCGAACTATTGCGAACCGACCTCGAGGCGCGCTGGAATGCTTACGCCGTGGGGATCGCCGGCGGCTGGATCCTGCCGTCCGAGGTTCGCGAACGCGAAGGATTTCCGCCGCTACCACCTGTCGCCGGCGCCGTCCTGCCAGACGGCGCCGGCGCGCCGGCGGACACGATGTTCGCCGATCCGCCGCTACTCAACACCGCCCAAAGGGGAACCGAAATGTCAGATACCGCCCGCCGCCTCGTCGCCCGTTCGGCGTCGACGCTCACCCGTCCCGCGCATGTCGGGATCGTTCGACGCGCCGCTGTCGAATCCGCCGACGACGACGCCCGCACGCTCGCCGTCTGTCTCGTCCCGTGGGGGGAGGTTGCCCGCGTGTCCGACGACGGCCGCACGTACTACGACGAATCGTGGACGGCCGGTTCGCTGTCGCCGGCCGAGCTTGTCGCCGTGTTCGACGGACACCGCCCGACGCCGCGCGGCGTGGAACGTGGCGCGCTGATCGGCCGCGCGATCGACCTCGAGGATCGGCCGGACGGCCTGTACGGCGTCCTGTCGCTCGCCGATTCGACGGCCGGCCGCGACGCCTACGCCCTCGCCCGCACACTGGGCGCCGTCCATGTGTCGATCGAGGCCGACGTGACCGGCGGCGCCGACGCCGGCGGCGCGATCGTCCGCACCGCGACCGATCCTGGCATCCTCACCGGCGTCGCGATCTGCTGGCCGCCGTCGTCCGGCGCGTTCGCCGGTGCTGTCGGCGCCGCCCGATCCGCCGCCTCGCCGATCGATCCGGACGATCCCGATCCGGACGATCCCGATCCCGACGATCCGGATCCGGACACGATCAGCCGTGCCGAGGTCGCCGAACTCGTCCGGACCGCTGTCGCCCGTTTCGGCCTGACCCGCGCTGTCGGACAGTCGGCGTCGCCACTCGCCCGATTCCATTCGTTCGACGAACTACATTCCGCCGTCCGATCGGCCGGCCGCGACGAGGCCGCCCTCCTGTCGCGACAGTTCGCCGACGCCTACAGCGCATACCGGACCGCCGTCGCGCGTGTCTGGGTAAATCAGATCACGACCGATAACCCTGGTGTCGTTCCGCCCGGCTGGCTGACCGACGTGTTCGGGATCGTCGATCGTGGACGGCCGTCGATCGCCGCGCTGGGCGGACCGCGTTCGCCCGGTACGTCCGGAATGGACGTCCACTGGCCGTACTACGACGGCGACCTGACCACGATCGTCGGCGAACAAGCACTCGAGAAAACCGAAATCGTGTCCGTCCTCGTTTCGTTCAAGCGTGGACAGGCGACCCTCAAAACGTACGCCGGCGGATCCGACGTGTCGTATCAGCTCCAGCGGCGTTCGTCGCCGTCGTACATGGCCCTGTATGACCGGATCCTGCAAATCGCCTACGGGATCACGACCGAAAACGCGTTCATGGACGCCCTCGTCGCCGGCGCCGGACATTCGCTTGTGTTCGTTCCGATCGGCGCGACCGCCGACGCGATCCGCGCGTTCCTGTTCGGCGCGTCGGCGCATATCCGGACCGTGACCGGCGCGCCGGCGTCCGTCGTCCTCGTGTCGTCCGACGTGTTCCTCGACTGGGGATCGAACGCCGACCTCGCCGTGGCCCAGTACGGAACGTCGAACGTGTCCGGTACCGCCCAGGCGTCGAACCTCGAGATCAGCGTGTCCGGCCTGACGATCGTCGAAGCACCTACGGCGCCGGCCGGAACCGTGATCGTGACGAACGAGGAAGCGGCCGCCTGGCTCGAGGAAGGACCGTTCCTCGCAACATCCGAGGACGTCAACAAGCTGGGGACAGACGTCGCGATCTGGGGAATGGGCGCGCCTGGCCTGTTCCTCCCAGAGGCTATCGTCAAGTCCGCCGCCGTCGCCGCACGCTCGAGGACGTCTGACAAGTAGCGGCGATGGCCTCGCCGTACTGCCTGCCTGCTGACGTCCTCGCACGACTACGCCTGAACGATCAGCATCCCGACGCGCCATACGTCACGGAATGTACGACGGCGGCCTGTGAACTGATCGACGACCGTCTGGGATATCCCGACCCAGACGGCGCGATCGTTCTACCGGTCCCGCCGTACCCGCGTCGCCTGTGGCGCGCCGCGATCGGCGTCGCCGTCGATATCTACCGGTTCAAAGATCGCGAATCCGATACGGCCGGAACCTGGGCTACGGCGACCGCGCCGGCGCCCAGGATCCCGACAGACGTCCTCGAGCGATACGAATCCCTATTATCGCCGGATCGTCACGTCTGGGGGATCGCATGATCGGCCTCGCCGGCGTCCGTTCCGCTGTCGTCGCCGCCCTCGTCGCCCAGGTCGAACCTGTCGGCCTACCGGCCGGTAGCGTCCACGCCTACCCGCCCGACGAACTCGCCCTACCCGCCGTCTGGCTGACCGCCGCGTTCGGTTTGCGGCCGGCCGACCCTCGAACGATCGTCGCTGAGGTATCCGTGATTATCGCCGTCGACGGCGCCGAACCCGCCCAGCTCGCCGCCCTGGACGACCTCGAGGCCGCCGCATGGGTCGCCCTCGAACTCGTCGGATCCGCGACGCTGGCCGTCCCTACCGTGATCGACGTCGGCGGACCGACCGTCCACGCCGTCACGATGACAGCCGACGTCGACGTCGACGTCCGGACCCTCTGCCCGCCTACCCTCGAGGCCGTCGGCCTCGCAAACTGATCGGAGAATTTCTATGGCCGCGAAGGTAACAAAGTTCGGACCTGGCACGCTGACCCTGGGGGAGGTCGGTTCGCCGATCGACGTTTCCTGTCAGATCATTTCCTGCCGTGTCGAATGGGAAAAAAACAAGGACGAGGACATCGTGGTCCTGTGCGGCGAAACGGTCGGCGGATCCGTGATCTACGGCGCGACGCTGAACGGCGAAATGTTCCAGGACGTCGCCGACGCCGCCGGAATCCTGTTTTTCTCATGGGAACACAAAGGCGAAACGGTTCCGTTCACGTTCGAACCGTCGACGGCCGCTGGGACGACCTGTACCGGATCCGTGATCCTCGATCCACTCATGTTCGGATCCGACGAACCCAAAGCGAACATGACGTCCGATTTCGCCTGGTCGATCGTCGGCGACCCTGTCCTGACCGCCGGCGCGCCGGCCGCCGACGACCTCGCCCTGACGTCGACGTGACATGCCAGTCACCGAAAAAGGATCGGCCGCCCTCGCCTCGTCGATCGACGGGATCGGCGCCGGCCTCGCCCACCTGGATCAAGCGGCCGCCGACACGGTAACGCTGCTCGTCGCTCGAGCGCGTCGCCTCGCGCCGACCGATACCGGCGCCCTGTCGCGATCGATCACCGGCCGTCGTAGCAGATCGACGGCGACTGTCGGGACCGGCGTCGACTACGCCGCACCTGTGCATTTCGGCGTCCCTCGCCGTGGGATCCGCCCGACGCCGTTCCTGTACGGCGCCGTCGACGCCGAACGGTCGCGGATCGTCGACGCCTACGCCCGCAACGTACAAACCCTGATCGAACGAAAGGTCTAGAAACCGTGCCCGAAAAGGTTCGCATGATCGCCCCATACCTGTCCGTCTTGATGGACGACGGCGCCGTTCACGCCGTCCAGGCGAACAATTGGGACATGCTGATGTACGAACGGACGGCGCGCCGTAAAAACTGGCCGGATCCACAATCCGCCCAGATCGAATGGATGACGTTTCTAGCCTGGCACGCCCTCGCGCGTGAATCGCAGATCGCGAAAACCGTCACGTACGACGATTTCGCGACGCGTTGCCTGTCGATCGATCCGACGCCGCACGACGTCGACCCTTCCCTACCGGTTCACGACACCGGCTGATCGTGGAACTAGCAATCGCGACCCATATCGCGCCGTCCGCCTGGACGCTCGAGGATGACGCGACGATCGCGACCGCCCTCGACGTCCTCGCCGAACAAGCCGAACGGATCGACGAATGACCGCGAAAGCACGCCTGACGATCGACGTCACAGCGACGACCGCCGGCGCCGTCGCCGACCTGAAAAAGGCTGAATCCGCTGTCAAGGGATACGGCGACGCCGCCGACACGGCGACGAAACAGTCCCGCGACGTGTCCGGCGCGATCGATTCGGTCGGCGGCGTCGCCGGTAAAGCGACGACCGGTCTGCGCGACATGTCCGACGCAATCGCGATGGCCGGATTCCCTGAGCTCGCCGCCGGAATGCAAGTCGCCGCCGTAGGCCTCGAATCCCTCGACGGCGCCGCGACCCTGTACGCCGCCGCGCAACAGGGCCTGTCAAAAGCCGTCCTGTTTTTTGACGGCGTCCTGAAAGCGTTACGGCTGACGATCCTGACCAACCCGATATTTCTGATCGCCGCGATCGTGATCGCGATCGGCGCCGCGTTCGTCATCGCCTACATGAAATGCGAAACATTCCGGCGGATCGTCGACGGCGCCGTCAGGGCTGTCTGGACGACGATCAAAACCGTTTACGACTGGGTCAAAGACAATTGGCCGCTACTGCTCACGATCCTGACCGGACCGTTCGGTCTCATGGTCGCGACGATCATCCGCCATCGCGACTCGATCTGGAACGCGATAAAAGCCGTCTATAACTGGATCCGCGACTCATGGGACGCGATCACCGGCTGGCTGACAGCGCCGTTCACAGCGGCCTGGGGAACGATCAAAGGCGTGACCGACAAAATAAAAGGCGCGATCGACGGCGTCATATCGGCGATATCGAAAATCAAGTTTCCGAAACTGCCGTCCTGGCTCCCAGGCGATTTCATGCAAGGGACCGCGGCGCCGACAGGTTTCGCTGTCGCCGGATACGCGTCGCCGACCGTCGCCGCCCGCGCCGGCGTCGCCGCCTCGAGCGCGTCCGGTACCGCCGGCGGCGGGATCACGATCAACGTGTCCGGCGCCCTCGATCCCGACGCCGTCGCCCGACAGATCGAACGGATCCTGAAAGGCCGTTCACGCCGTGTCGGCGGCGTCGGTAGATTGGCCGGCGTCCTGTGACCGCGCCGTCCTGTTCCCTCGTCACTCGCGGGATCCTCGAGCATGGGTATCAGCACTATCCGCCTGGGATGACGTACACCTATACGCCGTTCGCCGATCAGGGGGACGTGACCGTCGTCGCCCGGATCCGAAAAGGGACCGTACCGACGACCGCCTACCTGTTCGACGCGTACAACCTGACCGTATGGTTTTACGCCGATCACCTACTGGTCGGGATCCGCCCGACGCCTGGCGCCGACGCGATCGTGGATTACGTCCTGGATCCTGGGTATTGGGCGGCGTTACCGGCGGACGTCGATATGTGGCTGGCGATCCGGATCGACCTGGACGACGGAAACGGAATCTTTTATCCGACAGCCTGGACGTCGATCGATGGTCGAACCTGGACGTCGCTGGGAACACGTCCAGGCTGGGCCGGCCTCGTTCCGGCGATCCCGTCGATCGCCGCGCCGGACGCGATGCTGATCGGCGTCGCTTACGACTGGTCGACCTGGCCCTGGGACGGCCGGATCTATTCGGTCGAACTACGAACCGGCCTGGATCCGATCGGCGGCGCCCTACTCTGGCGTTTCGACGGCGACGACTACCCTGGGACCGGAACGACGTACGTCGATCCTCGAGGCCGCACCTGGACGCTGTCGGCGGCCGGCGCGATCGTCCCGAAGGTGATCGGCCCTGTCCGTTTCGCCGACACGGCCGCCGAACTAGTCGCCGGCGAACCTACCGCCCTCGCCGAACTCGCCGTTTCCTGGGGCCGTGGGAACACGTTCGAACAACCGACGCCGGCGACCTGTACGTTCGCCGTCCTCGATCGACGAGGCGGGACAGCGTTCGCCGAAACGTTACGCGTCGGCGATCCGCTCGAGGTTCACGCCGCCGGCGATATCGCCCAGGGGATCCCGATCGACGTCGCGATAGACGGCGGATTCGAAACGTCGCCGACAGGCGCCGCCGGTAACCGTGTCGCCGCCGTCGCGCCCGCGGCCGCGACGATCGTCGCCGCGCCGACCGCTACCGGCGCCCGCGCCCTCGAGCTCAGGACCGGTACCGCGCGCGCTGTCGTTCGGATCCCGCCCGCCGCGTTCACGCCCGGTAATCCGGCCGGCTGGGATTCGATCCCGCGTCTGGGGCCGAACGAATGGACGTGGACTGTCGCTGTCCGTCCGGCGATGAACGCCCGTACCGGCGCGATCGGGATCGGATTCGCCGATCCGCAAACGGTCGAACCGACAGGGATCGTCGGCGCCCAGACCCAGGTCGCCTGGGGGGACGCGTCGTCCTGGACGATCCTGTCCGACACGGTCCGCGCGTCGCCTGTGACCGCCGACGACTGGCTGGGGATATCCGTCGATACCGACCTGGCGACCTGGGCGGCGCCGTACGGCCTCGCCTCGCCGTACGCGTGGACCGGCGCGCCTGGAACCTGGGCCGACTACGCGCCGACCTATATCGACGACGTCGCCCTGTGGGCGCCGGCCGGCGGAACCGTCCGCGACGTCCTCGTTTTCGCCGGACGCATATCCGACCTGGCCGCGACGATCGACGATCCGTCCGGAACCGTCCGCATCGACGTGATCGCCGTCGATCAGCTCGCCGACCTCGAAAACCGGTACGTCGGCGACGAACCCTGGACGGCGGAACCGTTCGCCGACCGTGTCGAACGGATCCTGTCCCTCGCCGCCGTGTCCGTTCCCGCGACGATCGACGCCGGCCTGGCTGATCTGATCGTGACCTGGCGCGACGTCGACAGCCAATCCGCCGGCGCCCTGATCGCCGAACTCGCCGCCGGCGTCGACGGCGTCCTGTGGTCCGCGACGCATTCGACGACAGGACCGTATATCTGGATCGAGGACGTGACCGGACGCGCCCAGGTCGAATCGCTCGAACTCATCAACGGCCTGGTAACGATCGTGATCGCCGGCGAACGACCGGCCGGCCGGACGGCGTTAGATGGCTGTCAGATCGACGCCGCGCCGCTGACCTGGATCCGCGACATGTCCGACGTGATAACCCGCGTCGACGCGACCTGGGCGGAACAAACGCTCGACGACGAGGGACTACCGTCGCCGACCGACCGCGCTGTCCGCGTGTCAGATCCCGACCTCGAAAACGAATTCGGCGTCCGCCGGCTGGGTCTCACGACGCCGCTAGTGTCGGCGGCCGACGCGACCGACGTCGCCCAGCGTGTCCTGTTCCGAACCCGCAACCCTCAAGGTCGACTAGATGGTTTGACGTGGGATCTGGGAATGTTCCCGCCGGACGACGGCGACACGATGGCCGCCGCCCTCGATCTACTGGACGGAACGATCCGGATCGGACGCGGACTGATCGTCGACGACGTCGACCTGTGGCCTGGGACCGATCCGATCGGCCTATACCTGGACGGCGGCCGCTACCTGTACGACGGCGCCTGGACGCTGGGACTCATCGGGACGCCGCTGGGCGGAATGGGCGAATCGGCGACCTGGGACGAACTGGAACCGGCCTGGGCGTGGAACGCGTGGGACACTGGTATCGAATGGGCCGACCTGTACGGCGTCGCCGGACCGCTATCGAACGGAGCATGACACTATGGGAACGACGCCGAAACTAGGCCTGCCGTATCCGGAACCGACCGATCCTGTCGCCGCCGGCGCGAACGCGATCCGCGACCTCGCCCTGGCCCTGGACGCCCAAACGCCCAGGATCGTCGGGCGCGTGTTCGGCCCTGGCGCCGACCAAAACATTCCGGCGAATTCGGCGACGATCGACGTCACCGGAATGACGCTCACCTGGACCGCTGTCGCCGGCCGCCGGTACCGCCTCGTCTGGAACACAAACGTCACGACGCTAGGCGCGTCGGCCGCCGGAACCCTGGCGTTCACCAATCAAGCCGGATCGGGCTACATCGCTGGGAGTTATCGCAGTATCGTCCTGGATCATTCGGGATCGATGATTATCGCGCATGTCGAAACGGTCGAAGATTTTCCGACCGGCGGATCCGTGACACGGAAATGCATCGCGACGGCGAACACGTCACCAGGCGGCGAACTAATCCTGATCGGTACCTACACGCGAAACCCTATTTTCTACGTCGAAGACGTCGGACCGATCTAACCCAAAGCGAAGGGGAAAAACCCATGTCCTACCTGTCCGTTTCGAAATGCGTCGACGACGTCGACCTGTCGAACCGTGTCCGCGCCTGTTTCGCCGACGAGGGAGGCGACGCCGCCCAGGTTCCGCCCGCCCTGTTCTGGGCTGTCGCGACGGCCGACGATATCGAGGCCGCGTACGCGTCGGCGATCGCCGCGAATCACCCGCGCCCGGGCGCGGACGAGGCCGTGATAACGGACGCGATGATCCTGGGTGTCGTCCAGGCGAATTGGCCGCCGGCGCCGTGACCGGCGCCGACCTCGAGGACGTGCCCGCGTTCGGCGACGCCGATCCCGAGGACGCCTGGCACCCTAACGATTCGGTCGCTGAGCTGGTCGCGAATCTGATCGCCCGCCGCCGGCGCGACCGCGAACGTCCGTCGATCGACCTCGCCGACGTCCGCGCCCGCATGTTCGACGAGGATCTGGGACATATCCTGTCCCGCGTCGCCGACCTCGAGGGATACGGAACCTGATGGGCGCGATCTGGCTGTTCGATCTGCCCGACGTCCTCGCCGACGCCGGCCTGGCCGTCGACGTCTGGCCTGGCTGGGAAATACGCGCCCGATCGTCCGGCGGATACGACGCCGTCCGCGCCGTGTTCGCTCATCACACGGCGTCGAAAACGTCGCCGGCGTCGGACATGTCCTACATGTGGGATTCGACGTCTGGGGATCAGCCGATCGGCGCGCTGTACCTGGCGCGCGACGGCCGGATAACGGTCGGCGCCGCCGGCGCGACGAACACACAAGGTAAGGGCGGACCGTGGACGCTGTCGACAGGGACGATCCCGAAGGATCAGGGCAACAGCTACGGGATCGCGATCGAAGCGGCGAACGGCGGAACCGGCGAACCCTGGCCGGCCGCCCAGACGGACGCCTATATCGTCGCCTGTCGCGCCCTCTGTCACGCCTACGGCCTCGATCCTGCCCGCGACGTCCTCGCCCACTGGGAATGGGTCGAACCGTCCTGCCCTGGCCGTAAGGTCGATCCGGTAGGGCCGTCGCCGTGGGCGGCCGGCGCCCAGTCCTGGAACATGGACGCGTTTCGCGCCGACGTCACCGGCGGCGAACCGCCCGATCCTGGCACGCCTGAACCGCCCGATCCTGGCACGCCCTGGCCGGAACCTGGACCGGATCCGATCCCGAACCCCGAGGGGGACGACATGTTAGTAATTGCGCTCGACCGAAACGGTACGGCCTGGGTCGGTAACGGGATCACCCGTATCGGGATCCCTGACGAGGACACGTTTTTCCGGTACGTCCTCGTCTGGGGGAACGTCGGACGCCTCGTCAACGTGTCCGGCGGCGCCGTCGACGGCTGGGACGACGTCGGCGCGCCTGTCGACGCGTTCACGCTGAACGCGCTGGGTCAAGTGTGACCGGTTCGCCGTGGACGACTGGTCGGCGATCGCCGCCGCCGGCGCGTTCGTCGTCGGCCTCGCCGCCGGCGCGATCCTGACTGTCCGTCTAACCCGCGCGATCTGGGACTCAGCGTTCCGCGCGCGACGCCGCCTCGAGGACGATCCCGACACTTGACACGGACGGCCGGACGCGCGCCTGTAACCGCGATGCTGTTACTATCCGGTCCGAAAACGTCCGGCCGCCGCCCTCGAGCCTCGAGGACGACGCCGCCCGCCGAACGCGACCGATCCCGGCGCCATTCGTTCGCCGGGACCGATCTATCAGGACAACAACCGTGGAAAGGACATGCCCGATGAACAGAGAATATAGCGCCCGCCTCGAGGCCGCGCCGTGATCTACCTAACGATAACGATCCTCGCCGGCGCGCTGATCGTCGGCTGGCTGGCCGACAACTACCAGGCCCGCGCCGCCGCCGAACGCGAACGCGACCGCCGCCGACTCATCCGCGCGATCGCCCGGATCCCGAAGGACGACCAATGATCGCCCGCCGCTACACCGCCGACGACCGCCGCCGCCGTGTCGACATGATCGTCCGCCGCTGTCGAACCCTGACCGCTGTCCGTGTCGTTCACTACCTGGCACGCCTCGAGCAAAAACACGACAGGATCACGCCGTCCCGCGAAGGGATCGCCCGCGCGATCGGACGCTGTGAACGATCCGTGTCGCGCGCGATCGGCGAACTCGAGGCCGCCGGCGCGCTCGCCGTCTGGCGCGACAAACCCCACGGCCGTAAGGACGGAACCTGGACACGGCGCCGGACGAATATGTACCGTCTAAAATGGCCGACGAAAAGCGCGAACGCCCAGGTCGCCCAGAGGGGACACGCGATGCACGTCTATGCAATTCCTAAAGCATTAGTACCTACTGGCGGCGCCTCCCAGGCCGCGCCGCCGCCTGTAGTTGATGCTCCGACACTGTTTCCGATCGACGAAACCGATCCGCCGGACGAACCGGCGGCGCCGCCGCCGTGGATAGCGGCCGGAATGTCGCCTCGCGACTGGGTCCGTCGCTGTCGAACCTGAACCGAACTAGTCTGGCGACCATGCCCAGCTCAGTAACACCGCCGCACGGAACACGCGCGCGCTACGCCCACAGGGATCCCGCGATCCGCTGTCACCTGGAATGCTGTCGGACCGCGAACACCGCCTATCAAAGGATCTACCGTCGCGAAGGACCGACGACCTGGACACGACGCCCGGACGGGATCCGTCAACTACGGATCCCGATCGTTCGCTGATCGTGGCAACGCCGGCCTATCGGGATCCGCACTATCGCGCCGCCGTCGACGCGCTGAAACGGGCGCCGACACGATGCGCCTGTGGACGCCTCGCGACCACGATCGATCACGACCCACCGCTGGCCCTACATGTCCACTACCGAGGCGGCGCCTGCTGTCGACTACGACCGGCCTGTACCCGATGCAACCTGGGCGCCGGATCCTCGATCGCCCGCCGCCGCCGACTGTCCCGCCGCCCTGGCGCCTCGAGGGACTGGTGATGTACCGTCGCGGACATGACCGAAGGACAAGCCTGGATCCTGATCGTAGAGGTGGGCGTGATCGCCGTCGCCTACCTGGGCGGCCTCGTCCGGCGTCCCTGATTCCGGCGGCGTCCTCGAGCTCGCCGTTTGTTTGGGGCTGAGGACGTGGGAGGAC